CTGCAACTGCAAGTGTGCGTGGTCCTCTTAGTTCAGCTAGATACGCTTTAGCCGCTGCAGGCAATACTACTGATGGCTGGTTTGGCGGCGGTGGTAATAACGGTTTCCTTTCAACAGTTGACCGAATCACATATGCAACCGATACTGCAACTGCAAGTGTACGTGGTCCACTTAGTTTGGCTAGAAGTTATTTAGCCGCAGCAGGTAATACTACTGACGGATGGTTTGGTGGCGGTAGCAGTCTTACTTCAACCGTAGACCGAATCACATATGCAACCGATACTGCAACAGCAAGTGTACGCGGTCCACTTAGTTTGGCTATAACCAGGTTAGCAGCAGCAGGTAATACCACTGATGGATGGTTTGCCGGTGGATTTCCGGGACCCACATCATTAGTAGCCCGAATTACATATGCAACCGATACTGCCACCTCCTCAGTACGTGGTCCACTTAGTTTGGCTAGATATAGTTTAGCCGCTGCAGGTAATAGTACTGATGCCTGGTTTGGCGGTGGATACAATGCTAGTACCCGTTCAACCGTAGACCGAATCACATATGCAACCGATACTGCAACTGCTAGTGTTCGTGGTCCACTTAGTTCGTCTAGATATCAGTTAGCCGCAGCCGGCGGTGTACAATAAAAATGATTATACTATGACAATAACATTTACAAGTGGAATTTCTTTTTCAGGTGGATTTACTTTCACACCTCCACCTCCACCTCCGCAAAACACAGCAGGATGGTTTGGCGGTGGCAATGCGGAGGCAAACTCAACGTCAAGGGTAGACCGAATAACATATGCAACCGATACTGCCACTGCTACTACACGTGGTCCACTTAGTCAGGCTAGATTTTTATTAGCCGCAGTAGGTAATTTTACTTATGGATGGTTTGGCGGTGGGTTCAGCAACAACACTGGAAGTCTCTATTCAATTGTAGACCGAATCACATATGCAACCGATACTGCAACCGCGTCGGTACGTGGCTCACTTAGTGCGGCTAGAAATCAATTAGCCGCGGCAGGTAATACTACTGATGGCTGGTTTGGTGGCGGTAACGGTGGCGCGCCTGACTACACCAGAAGATCAACCGTAGACCGAATCACATATGCAACCGATACCGCAACTGCAAGTGTACGTGGTCCGCTTAGTTTGACAAGAGATGTTTTATCCGCGGCAGGTAATACTACTGATGGCTGGTTTGGGGGCGGCTATGGACCGCCAAACTTTTCAAGAGTAGACCGAATCACATATGCAACCGATACTGCAACCGCTAGTGTACGCGGTCCACTTAGTGTGGCTAGACAGCGTTTAGCCGCTGCAGGTAATGATACGGATGGCTGGTTTGGCGGTGGTCTTCCGGGTCCAGGGCCCATGTCAACCGTTGACCGAATCACATATGCAACTGATACTGCAACAGCTAGTGTACGCGGCCCACTTAGTGCAGGTAGATATGGTATGGGCGCAGCAAGCAATACTACTGATGCCTGGTTTGGCGGTGGTGCCCAGAACGCCGTTTCAACCGTAGACCGAATCACATTTGCAACCGATACTGCAACTGCTAGTGTACGCGGCCCACTTAGTGTGGCCACATTTAATTTAGCCGCAGCCGGCGGTGTACAATAAAAATGATTTCAGGTGCCACTCAATCAGGATTTCATTTTTTACAACAACATATTAATTTTCCATCAAATATTTCAGTAGATTTTGACCCACATAAGCTAATTAATAGCACTAAACCAATAAAAATACTGTGGGCACACTACGCTCATGATCAACCTATCTTCTTAAATGTAAACTGGGATAAAATAACACACATTGTATGTGTTAGTAACTGGCAACAATCACAATTTATTAAATATCTCAATATACCAAAACATAAAATATCTGTCATACGCAATGGCGGCGCAGACTATTTTAACTATAAAGAAAAAACAAACAAAACTCTCATATACGCAAGTACTCCGTTTCGTGGATTGAAATATCTACCTTATATTTTCAAACAAGTACTAAAACAACACCCAGATGCTATCCTAAAAGTATTTTCTGGTATGCAACTGTATGGAGATCAAGATACACAAGAATTCAAAGAAATATACAAAGAACTACAAAATACACCAAATACATACTACAGTGAACCTATTAGTCATACACAACTTGCAGAAGAATTTAAGCAAGCATCTTTACTGGTTTATCCAAATACATGGGAAGAAACCAGTTGCGTAACGCTTATAGAAGCATTGCGTTCTGGGTGCTATCCAATAATAAGTGATATAGGCGCATTACCAGAAACAGCAAATAAATTTGGTACAATTGTACCATTAGATGCAATTTATCACTCAACTGGGTGGATACCTAATAAACAATTTTTAAGTGATTTTGCAGAAAATATTTGCAATGCTCTATCTGAAAATAAATATAAACATACTATAGAACAGTCTAGGTGGGCGTGTGAATATTATTCTTGGTATAATATTTCTAAAGAATGGCACACACTAGTAAATAAGTTATTAACAAATGGAAACCGCATGAAACTTCAAAAAACACTGGATACAAAAAATATCATATCACAAACAGGTAATAATATCGCAAAAGATGAAAAAATACTATCTCAAGTATTCAATGAAATTTTTCGTTGGGAAAATGAGGATAAGGAACACGCACAAGGACGAAGTAATTTTCAAATTGAAAAATTCATAACATTAGATAATTATACAATTGCTAGTGCGTTTAATGCTATGTTAAAAAATCGTAGAATTATGGCAGAAGGGTTATTTTCTAAAATAACTGAAATGAAGGAACATCAACGTGAGTTTGATTATAAATGGGCAGATAAAAATAAAGAAGAACCCATTCAATGGCCAACAAAAGACGGTGGCACTAAATTGTGCTGGAATGATTTGGATGCTTTAAATTTACAAAACTTTTTAAAAAGTTCTGAATTAGAAATTCGTGATAGAATTCAACAAATTGAAACCTTTGATAAGATTTTAAATAAATTAGTTGAACAAAACGGTGGGCCAATTACTCGTGAACAATTTGAAGAACAAGATCATATATATTGGGAACGCCGTTTGGCTAATCAAGCAATGGATGATATTATTAGTCGTAATACCGGTATAGGTACTAGTAATGTTTACAGTATGCGTAGAGCAAGTGCCCCTACGTTATTACCCGATGATGTTAATCGTGTTAAAAATCCTTTTCCTGACTTGGGTAAGGCATTAGCAGGCGGTGAATTGGGACTTGAATTTTTGGTAGAATTACAGAAAAAAGTTCTTTCTGGTATTGAAGAAGTTACAAGCAATGATCTTCAATTATTAACCAACGAACCAGTAAACAACCGTATCGGTATTGAAAAACGATTGGATAGAATACATACTAAAGAATCAACTTCAGAAAAACAACATACTGATTCACCAAAAAGCCTGTTTAATGACAAATGGAATAATAAATGAAAAATAATCTGTTGTCTAAAATATTGATTGCTCCCAATGTTATTTCTTCAGCCGGAGTAGATTTTATTATTAATTATGCTAAAAAACAAGATGGACTTAAGGATTTATCTGTTTTTGACCCAACAAAAAGTAATTCAACTAAATCAACTAAATTTACAGTAGATAAAAAAGTCAGAGATACTCAGATGATTGATTTAGAAAAAATTAGTGATGAAATAGTTGACTTGTATCGTAATATTGTAAGTAATGTGATTAATCCATTTTATGAAGTTGAAATTAAAGATTCTGAAATTCCGCAATTATTACATTATGGAATAGGCGGTCATTATAAAGCACACTGCGATGGAGAATCATTGTGGAAACCACCGGGCAATCATCCGCTAATTTGGCGTAAAAGTACTGATAGAGATTTAAGTACCGTGTTGTTTTTGAATAATGATTTTGAAGGTGGTGATTTTATATTCCCTGAATTAAAAATTAGAATTCGTCCAGAGCCGGGTATGTTAGTATGTTTCCCATCTACGCATGAGTATTTGCATGGGGTTGAACCAATTACACATGGTAATAGATACAGTATCGTGAATTGGATGACAATTATCGGATTTCCTAGCATACAAGAAGAAGAAACAGTAATTAATGATAAATACAATATAACTGTTAAAAAGGAAAAAACATGGCTAAGTACATAAAACATTATTACGTAGATTACGAAAATTTAATAGAGTATTTTACTGATAAGAATATGGGCCCTAATGGGAAAACGCATCCAAGACTTGACGGGCTAGATGTTAAATTTTGGTTTGTTGACACCAATGGAATAGATTATTGTCTAAGCGTAGTGCCAGATAGTACATTGATTGCAGAAAGTTCGGGACTTAGTGATATGACATATAATGACTGGTCGTCAGAAATTAGTGGTCATTATACAACCGCACGGGCAAGTGTTTCTGCTAATAGCGAAATGTGTACTAAATTAAATATGACTTCAGCACAGGTAATAGCATTACCATTTGATAATACTGATGTTGATTCTATGTTGGCTAGTTTTGCACAACTTAATCCTCCAATGGAAATTCCTGAATAATATTAAATTTTTTTACTGCTATTGATTATTAAACTAGTACACAAGCCAATACTGCTAGTTTTGCTTTTATCAAACGTTTAATAACGGCGGTAAATTCAATGTTAAAGGAAATAAAAATGGAATTAGCTGGATTGTCATTAACTGGTGGATTTACTTATATAGCCCCACCTCCACCAGAAAATACTGCGGCGTGGTTTGGCGGCGGCAACACGCCAGCAGTCGCTTCAACAGTAGACCGAATAACATATGCAACCGATACTGCAACTGCTACTACACGTGGTCCACTTAGTGTAGGTAGACATTCTTTAGCCGCAGCCAGTAATTTTGATTATGGCTGGTTTGGCGGTGGTAGCCCAGGTACTAGGTCAACCGTAGACCGAATCACATATGCAACCGATACTGATACCGCAAGTGTGCGTGGTCCACTTAGTTTAGCTAGATATAATATGGGTGCTGCGGGTAATTCTACTGATGGCTGGTTTGGGGGCGGGTACGATCCTATCCGTTCAACAGTTGACCGAATCACATATGCAACCGATACCGCAACCGCTAGTGTACGTGGTCCACTTAGTTTGGCTAGAAATGGTATGAGCGCAGCAGGTAATACTACTGATGGATGGTTTGGTGGCGGCCAGGACAATATAGGAGTTATCCGTTCAACCGTACAGCGAATTACATATGCAACCGATACTGATACCGCTAGTGTACGTGGTCCACTTAGTGCGGTTAGACGTTATTTAGCCGCAGCAGGTGATACAACTGATGGTTGGTTTGGCGGTGGTGAAATTCCTGGTGGCTCGGTGTCAACAGTAGACCGAATCACATATGCAACTGATACTGCAACCGCAAGTGTGCGTGGACCACTTAGTTCAGCTAGAGATAGATTAGCCGCAGCAGGTAATACAACTGATGGCTGGTTTGGCGGCGGAGGCCCGGGCCCCGTTTCAACCGTAGACCGAATTACATATGCAACTGATACTGCCACTGCTTCAGTGCGTGGTCCACTTAGTTTGGCTAGAAAGGCTTTAGCCGCAGCCGGCGGTATACAATAAAAATGATTATGTTACCTTTACCTTGGAGTAATTAAAATGGAATTAACCGGAATGACATTAACTAGTGGATTTATTTACACACCACCACCACCAGAAAACACAGCGGGTTGGTTTGGCGCCGGATATACCCCCGCGGCGCCCGCCGGAATACGTTCAACAGTAGACCGAATCACATTTGCAACCGATACTGCCACTGCTACAGTACGCGGTCCACTTAGTTTGGCTATAAATAATTTAGCCGCAGCCAGTAATTTTACTGATGGCTGGTTTGGAGGCGGGTCAGGAACATATCCCAGTTTTTTTTCAACAGTAAACCGAATAACATATGCAACTGATACTGCAACAGCAAGTGTACGTGGTCCGCTTAGTCAGGCTAGACATTTGTTAGCGGCTGCAGGTAATACAACTTATGGCTGGTTTGGCGGCGGGTATAACACCAGCACAGCACCTCTTAGTAAATCAACAGTAGACCGAATTACATATGCAACCGATACTGCAACCGCTAGTGTGCGTGGTCCACTTAGTGGGACTAAATATGGTTTAGCCGCAGCAGGTAATACAACTGATGGCTGGTTTGGCGGCGGTGAGACGCCAGGCGTTTCAACAGTAGACCGAATCACATATGCAACCGATACAGCAACGGCAAGTGTACGTGGACCACTTAATCAGGTTACCTATCGTTTAGCCGCAGCAGGTAATGATACGGATGGCTGGTTTGGCGGCGGCTATACTCCTACTACCGTGCGTTCAACGGTAAACCGAATCACATATGCAACCGATACTGCCACTGCTACAGTACGCGGTCCACTTAGTTTGGCTAGACAGCGTTTAGCCGCTGCAGGTAATTTTACTGATGGCTGGTTTGGAGGCGGGGCATCAGCAACCTCAACAGTAGACCGAATAACATATGCAACCGATACCGCAACCGCGTCAGTGCGTGGTCCACTTAGTGCGGCTAGATATAGTTTAGCTGCAGCCGGCGGTACACAATAATACATATAACGATCCCATTTAAGGTAATAACCCACAATGCAGATGTTAACAATAAATATACAATAGGATTAACAACATGGCAATTACAATTGGAGGCGGGATAGACATAGGTGGAAATATTAATATAGGTACTCCCCCGCCCGCACCTCCAACAATCAATTTTACTACTCCGGCTATAATGAATTCAGGTGCATTTGTATCTCTATTGCAACCTAATGCTAGTGCTATTGATAATACAGGGTTAATCACCGTGGTTGGGTCATATAATGGTAACTTTGGTAGTGCTGTGTCAACGAACGGTACTACTTGGACTGGTCCAACTCAAGAGATAACCGGTAGCACATTCTTAACTCAGATTACATGGTCAAGTTATCATAATTACTTTTTAGCAATAGGTGTTAATTCTAGTTCAAATGCTATATGTTCCACATCAAGTGATGGAGTCACTTGGACTACTCCCACTGTGATAAGCGGAGCAATAGCCGTTGGTAATGTACATACTATCACTGTTAATAGTGCTGGTGTGTTTGCGGCAATTATGCTACTGTCCTCCGGTGGTGGGGCTGCATATTCTACCTCAGCAGACGGCTCAACTTGGACTACACCAACAGCTTTACCCGGTGCTGCAAGTGGAATATTCTTTAACACTGCATCTATTGCAGTTAATTCATCTGGAAATTTTGTTGTAACCGGCTATGACGGGTTTGATACCACTCCCTGGTATTCTTTCTCAGCAACTGGCAGCAGTTGGTCTACTCAACAAATGTTCAGTTCAACATTTCAACTAAAAGCAGTTACTTGGTCAAGTTACCATAATTTGTTTGTAACCGTTGGTAATATGTCCGGCGGTCTTGGTTATTCTACATCAACCAATGGCTCAACTTGGACTACACAAACACTTATCTCTGGTTCTACTACTCTCATGCAAATATTTTCACTGACAGCAAATCCAGCTGGTGAATTTGTAGGAGTTGGCCAACTTCAAGTAGGTGGAATAGGACAACCTTTGTATATGACATCAGCAAATGGTAGTAATTGGGGTACTCCTTCATTGTTTAATGGTAGTACTGCTACAGGATATATGAGGTCGGTTGTATATAGCACCGTAACAAGTGAGTTTGTAGCAGTTGGGGTCGATGGTACTGGTCCTAACTGGTTATACTCAGTTGGATCATAAGATATATGAAACAAGATTCAAACACAATAATTGATATAGAACTAGATCCGGGACTGCATCGTAGACCTTTTCCACCAATGCGAAAGGTGAAACCACCTTTTGATATACCTAAATATCATTGGGTTAAAGATAAAATAGACACAAGAGATCATCCTTATCGTCTTACTGGTGCCACACAACCTAACATTGTAGATTTAAGACAATATTGTTCATCAATTGAAGATCAGGGTAAGCTAGGTAGTTGTACTGGCAATGCTATTGCAGGTGCGATTGAATTATTGCACAAACGCCAAAGTAGGACACTTGACATAAGCCGTCTTTTTATATACTACTATGAGCGTAAGTTTATAGGCACGGTAAATTATGATAGTGGTGCATATATACGTGACGGTATCAAAGCATGTTATACCTATGGAGCACCAACTGAAAACTTATGGCCATATAACATAAGCAAATTTAAAATGCAGCCACATAAAACTGCAATAGTTGATGCATTAAAAAGAAAAGTTACATCATATCAAAGAGCCCTAGACTTTAATCAAGTAATGGATTCTATCACTAGTGGATATCCAGTAACGATTGGGTTTAATGTATATTCTAGCTTTGATAGTCCTGCAGTAGCAAAAACTGGTATTATGCCATATCCCAATGTTAATAAAGAACGATTATTGGGCGGACATGCTGTGTTGATTGTTGGTTATAACAAAACTAATAATACTTTTATAGTAAGAAACAGTTGGGGAACACGTTGGGGTGACAACGGCTACTTCTATATGCCATTCCAAGTAATACAAAACACTAGTATGAGCAGAGATTTTTGGGTAATAAAATCAATAGCCAACATGTAAATTTTTTTTCGGCAATACAAAACCTAGATTAAATATCTGTATGAGATTTCACATACTAGGTTTACCGCATACGGTTACAAGCAAAGAGTACAATGCGTGTGCATACACGCAAAAAGTTGTCAAATTCGGCAAGATGATGAAAGCCCGAGGGCATACAATCATTCACTATGGACATGAAGATAGCGATTTAGTTTGCGATGAACATGTAAGCGTCATTACAAATGAAGATTGGAAAATAGCTTACGGCGATTATGATTGGCGTAAGAACTTTTTCAAGTTCAGTACTGATGACCACGCTTATCAAACATTCTATGCTAATGCTATCAGAGAAGTTGGCAAACGCAAACAAAAAAATGACTTTATATTACCCTTCTGGGGTAGTGGTGTCAGACCAATTTGTGACGCACATCCAGATATGATTGTAGTAGAACCGGGCATAGGTTATGCCGGTGGACATTGGGCACGTTGGAAGATATTTGAAAGTTATGCTATCTATCACGCATACTATGGTCTAGATGCTGTTGGTACTTGCAAACAAGATTGGTATGATGCTGTTATTCCAAACTACTTTGATACTGATGATTTTGAATTCAAGGAAGAAAAGCAAGATTACTTCTTGTTTTTGGGAAGAGTTTATCAAGGTAAAGGTATTCAAGTAGCAATACAAGCAACAGAAGCAATTGGTGCTAAACTTATCATTGCAGGACAGAATCCAGAAAACTTAATCTTTCCGGATCATGTAGAGTTTGCAGGTTATGCTGATGTGGCTAAACGTAAAGAACTAATGAGTAATGCCAAAGCTGCATTTGTTCCAAGTATGTATATTGAACCGTTCGGTGGTGTACAAATTGAAATGTTAATGAGTGGTACTCCTACTATCACAACTGATTGGGGTAGTTTTACTGAGAATAATCTTCATGGATACACAGGCTATCGTTGCCGTACATTTGATCAGTTTGTATGGGCTGCAAAAAACATTGACAAGATTGATCCAAAGAATTGCAGAAAGTTTGCAGAGAACTTCTCATTAGAAAAAGTAGCACCCATGTATGAAGAATACTTTCAAATGGTATTAGATGTACACGAAGGCAAAGGCTGGTATCAAATGCATGAGGACAGAACAGATATGAATTGGCTGAAGAAAGATTTACCAAAATAAATATGCCACATTCAGCAACAACTTTTGATAGTATACTACAAGACCATGTAAGAAATATCAAACCAACCTCTATATTAGATGTAGGGGCCGGGGCTGGTAAAAATGGAAAATTAATTAGAGATTTAGGATATACTGGTAACTTGGAATGTATTGAGCCTACTAGTTCTTATATAACAGATTTTAATCTTGAAAATTTATATGATACAGTACATCATGCTGATTTAAAAACTTTTATAGATACTCAATACAAATTCCAGTATGATCTAGTTATATTTGGCGATATTTTAGAACATTTATTTCGTTCAACAGTAATAGATTATCTAGATTATTTTCTTTATAAAAGTAAATGGATAATAATTATATGGCCAACTAACATGCCACAAGATGATTGGGGAAATAATAAATATGAAATTCATAAAAGTAATTTTAAAATAAACGATCTTACTGAAAAATTTGATGTACAGTTTTATTTAAAAAACTTCCTTTCATACTTAAATAATAATTCCAATCATAATGCTCAATGTATTCATTACACAGTATTAAAGGGGTATACTACTCCTATACATGAATCATTGTATAAATTTCCAACTGGTTTTAGTGGATAATAGGAATCAAAATGCAACAAAATAGAAAAAATCTTAATTGGCTAAAAAAGGACATGTCAAGATGAGTGATCACCACGCCGACCACAAATTTGAAATAGAGTATTGGGGAGATTGCGCTAATACTTTTGATGAGGATCAAAAACATTTTGTATATGCTAGATTCATGGAGATACCACAATCACACTATTCATTTGATGCTAAAAACAAACGTATACTTGACATAGGTGGCGGACCAAGTTCCATGTTACTTAAATGCAAGAACTTACGTGAAGGCAAGGTTTGTGATCCAATTGATTACCCAGAATGGACTAAACTACGCTATGCAGGACATAACATTAGTGTTAATGTTCAACCAGGTGAACTAGTTGATGAAGAAGGATGGGATGAAGTTTGGATTTACAATTGCTTACAGCATGTTGAAAGTGTAGAACGAATCATTAATAATGCTAAACGTGCAGCACCTATACTTAGATTATTTGAATGGATTGATATTCCGGCACATGATGGACATCCTTTTGAATTAACAAAAGCAATGTTAGATGATATTATTATGTTACCCGGGTCTGGCACTGCTAATTTAAGAGAATCAGGATGTTTTGGTAAAGCCTATTATGGCGTATTCAAACAATGAAATGAAGCCGATACGCATTTACATTTCGTGTAATGAATTACCCAACACCAAAGCCAGTCTGTTTCATATAATCAGTAAATTAAAAGCTAGTAATCTATCTAATGAAAAGATAATCATCATCCATTCTGTTGATTGGACACCATATGATTTTCTAACAGATTTAGATATTGAATATGTTAATAGCGGATTTTCTGCATCATACTATGAATACCCTGCTATACGAAAATTATGGCAAGATTCTAAAGAGTTAGACTTCTATGGTCTATACTTACATTGCAAGGGCGCTAGTAAGACTGATACACTAGAATTTGAAAATGGATTACGTTGGGCATCATTAATGATGTACGGGGTAGTTGATAATAGTAATACCTGCCTATATCATTTAAATCAAGGAGCCGATCTTGTTGGTTCCATGTGGCATTGGCATTTCAAGGGGAATTTCTACTGGTTCAATTCATCATATACTAAACTACTGGTTGATCCATATTTAATGGATATAGAGTATAGAAACAATTGCGAATTCTGGGCAGCATTTGCTTACTGGTGGGGTAGATATGAATTACCAAAAATAAAAAATCTGTTCTATCTTCCTAATCTAACTAATGATACTGGATTTATTAACATAGATACATTGCCCTCATTATTTCAAAAGAAAGTTATAGCAAGTAATTTTTATGATTATTTACTAACAGAAGAATACTTTGCCTTTGATGTTATAGCATTAACTAATGATGAGTTTGTGCAGTTTAGAAGTTTACTTAAGAAATTTTTAAACTACGATGGTATCGTTATAAATCAAGACACTAGACAGATTATTAATTACGATTCAATATGAAAAAAATAGTATTTTACATGGAGCCTACTTGGGCATTTGGCACAATTCACTATGAATTGTGTAAGTATTTGTGGGGATATGGATTTGATTGTCAGTTACTTCCCTGGAATCAAAGTTATACCTTAGAGGAGATGCAAGAGTTAATAGACACTACTGACTTGTTTGTTACCACTCCGCATGGATGGAGATTGTTAGGATACAGTTACAAGATTGTTGATCCAAGACAATGTGTAGTTATTGGCCATTCTAAATTAGATATTGAAGAATTAATTCAGATGCACGGGTCAGATGACTTTAATAAGTTTCACAAGTATGGTGCAGTTAGTGAATGGTTAAGTAATATAAGTTTAGAATTAGGTGTTACTAGACCTGCAGTTGTCACCCCATTGGGTATTAATACTAATAGTTTTTACAGTAAGCCAAATGATTCATTATGCACAGTTGGCTGTATGAATTTGGGACAAGTGGGGGTGCATCAACATATTAAACGACCGTGGCTATTAGAGATTGCTACTCAAAGATCAGGATTAAATATCAAGGCAGCAGCCGCATATCATCATTCGTTTATTACTATGCCGGGATTTTATAAAAAAGTAGATGCAGTATTGATTGCTAGCACTGAAGAAGGTGCGGGACTACCTCTATTAGAAGCAGGTGCTGCTGGGAAATTAGTTATCAGCACACCGGTTGGACATTACAGTAGAGTAGGACCGAAGGGTGCAGATTTTGTTCCAATCCAAGAACACGAGTTTATAGAAAAAACCGTAGAACTGTTGAGTTATTATAAATCAAACTCAGAAAAATATCGTCAAAGATGTTTAGAGATACAGCATCATGCACAATCTTATGACTGGAAATATGTGATTGACAACTGGATTGAAATTTTAAGTTAATAAAAAAGCCCCTTTCGGGGCTAAAAAAGTTCCTTTTGGGGCTTTTTATGTTTTCAATTTTGTAAGCATATAGTCAGTGTACTTTGACATACACATTGCAGGAATCTCTAAGAACGGGTCTTCTAGATGAAAGGGGCAACCTACTTTCCAAGTATGATGTTCCTTAAAATATTTCAATTCTTTCAAATCATTGATATTAGTTGGATCAAAGTTTCTACGAGGATTGAAATTACGAGCAAATGCACTTAGTATTGACATATAGTAATCTTTAATCACGCGGCATTGATGCAGCTTCTACAATTACCGCATTGACTTGGTCCAATGTTTGGCACATAATCTTTGCAGATTTCCATTCGTCTAGTGAATCACGACCAGACACTTCAACCATATAGCCATTATCATACATATTGACAGTTAGGCTATCACTACATTTTTTGAGTTTATCAGTGAGTTTCATATTTTCCTTTATTGAGTTTTAGGGACACGTAGTCCCTCTTTGTTACTAAGCAGTAACACCTGCTTCGGCGAGAATTTGATCTACCGAAACTTCTTTAGTAACCTTCTTAGCACGAGACTTGATTGCATCCATGCTAGGCTTTGCTTTAGTCTTAGTCTTTGCGACTTTGACTTTTACTGTACCTTTGTTTGCTTCCTTTGTTTTGTCATCAAGCGTATCGGCAATAGTTGCCTGATCGCCAGGAGATGCAAACATCTCTAGTGTAGCCATATGATTGAGAGCCTCAATCTTAGTCATTTCACTGGGCAACTCAACCAAGTCAATGCGACTTGCTCCGCCCTTAGTAAACTGCTTGATACGGCGAACCATGTCATCAGTAAAACGAACCTTAGTGTTACCATTGTGAGTAGTAATACCAGCGACTTTAAAAGTTTGTTTAGCCATTTTGTTTCCTTTAAGATAAAGCTAAGTTTAAAAATGTACTGATATTACTCAGCACTGTTATAATGATAACACAGAATGGCTTTATTGTCAACCATTATGTTACCCATTATTCTTACTTTACAAAAATTGCTCCGTACACCTTTTGAAAGGATTCCGGATCATTCTTGAATGTATGGAATGCAAAATCAACTACAGACAGATTGGCTTTAACCCTATCTTGTTTCTCACTGATTTTTTTAACCCGGTACACAGGTGCCAATTTTTCACTATAGTGTTTGCTATTGCCCCTGTGATTTGTCCATTCAAGATTTGAAAGAGTATTGTTAGACTTAACACCGTCAATATGATTGACCACATTGAATCCTCGAGGTTTAGTCAAAAAGGTTTCTGCTACAAGCCGGTGTACTGCAATTGTTTTAGTCTTATCACCATTAGACAAGGCAACCTTACGATAACCCATCCAAACACTACCTTTAACTTCAGTTACCGAGCCGCGTTTACTAGAATAAACTACACCAGAAGAACTGATAGAGTAGTCAGGGAAACCTTTTACAGATTTCGTTTCAAGTTTAGCCATTTTGTTTCCTTTAAATAAAAGCTAAGTTTATGAAAATGCTGATTATTCAGCACAATATAATGATAACACAGAATGGCTTTATTGTCAACCATTTTTGTTATCAAAATCATTTTGTTTTACCTAAAAGAGTAAAACTATTAAGGACACTTTTTGCTTCTGCAAGGTCCTCAACCTCGTCATGAAATTCGGCTATTGCCATATTCACTTGTGTCCCAATATCACGTACCATATTATGAACATATTCCGATTCTTCCGGACCAAGCATGAGAAAATATTTTCCCAATTGATTTTTGTCCAATGAAGTCAAGAATTTAAAAAAATTAAGTTTATCTGGGTTCATTCTTCAACTCCGAAATGTTGGTCAAATCTTGTCATAAACTTATCAAGTTCTGCACCACGGCAATCCACTCCTTGCTCATACCAAACTTTAGCAAAGTTCTCTTTGCACTCTCTGACCATCAACTCGGCGAACTTTGCTTGCCGCTGCAAAGTCATACAACTTTCATCCAGTTCAGGCATTTCACTTTGACAGACCTCAGTCCAAAGTTCTCGGATTCGTTCGTTCATTCTTCAACTCCGAAATGTTTTTCAATCAAGGCTATGTCATCAATACATTGATTTGAACGAATTTCATATTCCTCAGCCGAGTACCAATTGTTTTCGTCCGAATACAATCCAGACAATCTTTCCGATTCATCAAATAACGCCGCGGTACATTCCTGCACAATCAACTCGGCGAATTTTTTGATATTAGGATCAAGTTCGTTCACACGGTGTTCGCTGACATTTATCAGCAAACCAGACTGCACCAACAGTTGGTTGATTTTATCGTTCATTCTTCAACTCCTTCTTCTACGGGTTGATCGGGAATGTTGTCCGCATCACCTTCTTGGGCAACTACAAAACCCATGTCCAACATGATTTTCTGTTCGTCCCAAGTGCAGTGAGGGCGGAATATAAACACTCTACTAGTAAGTAAATCTTTACTGTAGTAAATACGATACCGTAAATGACCCAAAGGGGCCGCTTCCATGCCATCAGTGCCTGGCCAATCCTCGTTTACACTGGTGCGAGTCTTTTCAATGTAGAAATCCTGCATACGCTGTATGGCACGAGGATTGCCCCAAAATGCATTTTGCTGGCACCATGCCATTGTGCGATCCAGCATTTCTGTTGTGATTTTGTTGGTCATTCTTCAACACCGAAAAATTCTTTGATACGATTTTGTACCTGTGATGCAGCATCATAACTCAAGTCTGAATTTTCATCACGCAGAACATCACGCACACATTCTGTAGCATGATCAATAATCAACTTGGCAAATTCCAGTTCCACAGGGCTCATTGCAGTTTCCGATGGAAACTTTAGGCCAGCCTGTTTAGCGAGTTCTAAGATTCGTTCGTTCATAATTATGCTTCCAAAATATACTGCTTGTCCCACTTACCAATGTTCACATCAACATACCACCCCACGTTGAAGTAGTCGGATTGAATGTCGCTATGGTCGTGATTACCTTCATTCATAGCAGCAAAAACTTCCTGCATAAAAGCAAGGGCCTTACCGTCGTAATGATCTTTAAAGTGATAAGGATTAACTTGATCGTAACCACTAGTACTAGGCTTAAAGCCTCTAGCCACTTGGTAGTGACTATTCCCGCAAACTTTATTAGAATTTGCAATAAAGTCAATAGAACCAGATTTAAGATTCAAGCACAGGGTCATATGATTGCGAACAGCAAGCGAACCCTTAACCTTATACTTAGCAAGAATAGCCTTGATTTTAGGGGCAATTTTTGCTTTGCGTTCTTGATTAAAATATGCCATTTGAGAACTCCTGTAATTAACTGATTAAGACTATATTATATACCCAAAACCATTTGTTGTCAAGTTTTGGGCATATTTTTACGCTAAATGGTCGTCTATTACCACTACATGAACTCCGCGGTCGGAATCAAAGTGGCAATCAACACGGCCAACTGCGCCATAATATTCTTCGTTCATGGTCATATCAACCACAGCATCTAGGGGCATATCTGCTAACAAAGCCATCAAATCACGTACTAACATTTTCTTTTCCTTTAATTAACTGTTTAAGAGTATATTATATACCCAAAACCATTTGTTGTCAACCTAGGAATTTACTGTATTGAACGGACTCAATTCTTGGTTGTCCTCATCGTATGACAAAATATCATAAACAAAGTATACAGGGATTCCCAATCGCACAGAGATTGATACTGGACCGTAACCCTCTTCCAACATGTCACGGATAGTTAGATCCAACTCAGATATTTTGCTCATTTTGATGTACTCACATTAGATTTAACCAGGAAGCCGCACAGTACGGTTAGTCCCCATGCCTGCAACCAGGTCACTTCACTAACACCTGCAACAGCACCAACCAAACAACCGTTCCACAACATGTACACCGGCCAACTCAGCAAGAAACTGAGAGCCATCAAGCCAACAAGACCTAGCACAACTGCACCGATGATAACAAAAACTTTATCCATGATTTACTCCTTAAGCAACAGACAACATTGATGCCGGAACACGCCAGTTGGTCACACCAGACTTGACGATAACAAATTTGCGATTGATTTTTTGCACATCACCACTCACTTCCATACCAGTACGGCTACTAGTGAATTTCACTTTAGTGCCGACTCTGAGGGTGTATTTATTTTGTTGCCCAAGTTGGGCACGGGCAAAACGAATTGCATCACCAATGCTAGTCAGTTGGTCATTAGTAAAATTACCAGAGATAATAGCACGGTTGATTTCAGAAATGTCAGTCATACAAACTCCTTTAGTTAACTGATTAAGACTCTATTATATACCCAAAACCATTTAATGTCAACCTTCTACGAACAGATCCACTCGTTCGCTGTAATAGCCATTGCTCTCGCCCAACCAACGCACATCCACATAGCCCTTGCGAGTAGCAAACTTGTAGAAGGTCCAAGTCACGCTCTCGTGATCTTCCTCGTTGAACTCTACAGGACCCAACCCTTCACTTTCTTCTGCCCGTAGCAGAGGCTCGCCAACCAGGTCCTGCAGATCACCGCATACGTCCTCTATGTAAACATGCTCGCAACAGTCCTGATCGTGGGCAAATACAAACCGCTTGCCCTCAGCAGTCTCAAAGACCATCTCATCTTTGCCTACAGAACCAGTAACGCTGACAAAGGTCATGCCCTTCATCATTTCTAGCCCTTCTGCGGTATCAACTATGTTATTGTAGTCCATCTTCACCATTTTCAACTCCTTGTTTAGTCTGTCTAAGTACGTATTATATACCCAAAACCATTTAATGTCAAACCTTATCTAAGTCTTTTTGACGTACAAATTGATGAGTTTCAAGGTCGTTTTCAATGGTATAACTCAGCAAACCTGTAGCATCACGATACTTCTTAGTGACTTTATACACGCCAGAACCGTACCAAGAGCATTTAACCTTAGCGCCTATGCGAAACAGTGCTTTTTGATCTTTCGGTGCAAACATTTTGAAGTCCTTTAGTTAACTGATTAAGACTCTATTATATACCCAAAACCATTTAATGTCAACCAATATATTCAAGCATTCATTGAATTCTGGTAGTCTATGTCATCTAGCTTATCTTGCAACCGTTGCACTTCGTGGTACAGTCGGCGCAGTTCGGCGGAAGCCTCCACAATCAGCCCGCAAATCTGTGGTAAACCCTCACATATGTCAGCTAATACTAGGGCATAGGGTTTTGGTTCGTTCATTTATGTTCCTTTAATTAACTGATTAAGACTCTATTATATACCCAAAACCATTTAATGTCAATCTTTTTTATTCTCTAATTCCCGAGTTAATTCATCCATCTTTGCTTTTAGTTTAGGGTATATTTGACCCACGCTGATCAGGGTGCTATGTGCAGTCTTTGGATCAAACCCGTAATTGAGATGCTGCATCAAATTCAAATGCGCCATTGCAACCAAATGCAAAGCCTGATCCGTCTCACGCTGGGCGATTTCTACTCTCTGCTTGGCCCATTCTTCGTGTGCTTTGTATTGCACTTCGTTCATTCTTCAACTCCTAGATATAAAGGCTCTATGCCCAACTCGCCAATGTTTTCAGTATAGTAGTAAACTAATCCTATGTCGGGAACAACACCGCCCCATGGTTCTTGTCCTGGGTATTGTGACTCAAGATAACACGAAAACAATGGAAAGAGTTTGTCTGCTTCCCTTGTATCAATACGAGGCATTTCAAAGTTGCCTGGGCCAAAGATGAATCTATATCTCTTACTAATATATCCGTATGGAGTCATAGTTCAACTCCGAAATGTTTTTTAATTTCCATAGCATCAACCATTCTTACCTGATCGCAACATTCCCTGACAATCAACTCGGCGAACTTTTCCAGATCAATATGCTTTTCGATCCACATATCATTATTCCAACGCCTCTCTACCCAGCATTGATCTTTGAGTTTTTCAATTCGTTCGTTCATTCTTCAACTCCGAAATGTTTTGCCAACACTCCTTGAAAGTCACTTATTGCCGCTGTAAAATATTTGGCTGGCGTGCTATTTGAAAAACTATATTTTTCTTCTTCCGTTATTGCTAGATTCATACACTCCCTGACAATCAACTCGGCGAACTTATGAAGCATCTCGGATTTGTTAGTGTAAATTCCCGCTTCAATTGCAAGTTCTATGATTCGTTCATTCATTCTTAACTCCTTAAAATAGAGAAACGGGCGGAATCTTTGAACTTCCACTGTTTCTGTTGAGAATATGTTGATACTTTTCTGGGTGATCTTTCATATCCTGCAGACGCTTATAGAATCGTTCTTCAATCTCTTGATCCCGACAAGTAGTATTGAAGAAGTTGCGAATCTTTTCTAATAGTGTTTTCATTCGTTATCCAATCACCTCAAATGTAATTTTCACCCGAGAACCCACTGGCAAATTATCGCTGAACCAAAAATAATCTTTGGGCAAAGTGTTCTTTGAGTGATCAAACAATGCCTCAAGACGATTTAGTATCGTCAAGTTTTTTTCTGTTTCCTCATCATCCCACAGGGTCATTTCAAATTCTGTTTTCATTCTTCAACTCCAAAATGTTTGTTCAAGAAAATAAAGGCATCATCATGTCCGTTGATAATCAATTCCTGCATAATTTCTTCTAAAATCAACTCGGCGAACTTTTCAATCCTAGTATCAAATTTTGAGTGATGACTATCCCAGCCAGCCTGTTCGGCAAGTTCTTTAATTCGTTCGTTCATAACTTTTTTCCAAACAAGGTAGTAAGACTCTATTATATACTCAAATCTATTTGATGTCAACCTTTTCAGCTTACTTCTGTTCTTCCTTCTCCAATATCCTTAGCACGGACCACTCTCATATCTGTAGCCTGTGCCCGATTCTCAGGATCAGCTTGTTGCTGCTCATATAGTTCAAGTGCTACGTTTCTGCATACCGTCTGAAACCACCGATCTACAATGATAGTATCACTGTCATCGTCACGCATCTTATATCCTGCACGTATCAAGTTCAATACGAATTTGTCATTGAAGTCAAGTTCAAACGCACCACTGTTAATATCATATGGATCAATTTCCATCTTTAGAATATTAACATAGGGCAGTCCTTCAGTATTTGCCTTTTCTTTGTCAGATATAATAGGTTCTTCCTTCTTTGCCTTTGGTTTGCGAGGTTTCTTTTCCTTAACTGGATTTGGTATCTCTACGATTGGTTCTGGCTTTTTGCCAAATAATTTATCAAATAGTCCCATGTTTATATCTTTCAAATAATTTAAAGCTAGCAAGATTTTTCCATTTTGATTCACACATGATATCAAAGTTCTCAAGAAATGTCAATGCCCAATCGTTCACTGCATCATTCCAGTATTGGTCACTATGTGCCCGCAATTTCTGTTTACTATAGCCTGCTGCAATCAACGCACCATGATCGGGTAATCGGGTTGCGGAATGTTCTCCGAGTATATCTTCGCGGCTAACACTGTAATGCATAGTAGGGCGAATACCACGCCAACTATCAATAACCCGTTGTACAAGCGCATCAGTAGGCTGAATGTATTCTCCTTCACGAATCCAATTATGATGGATATCGAGGACCGTAGGTACGAGGTCAGATAATGATAAGCAGTCAAGTAGTCCATGTGTGTATTCCTCATTCTCTAGTGTAAGTGTGTTTCTTGCCTCAGGGGATAACCGATTATAAACATCTCTGATACCCTGAGGACCTTTTCTACCAGAAATGTGAACATTAACTTTGAAGTCTTGAAATGATTTGCCATAGCCCATCCAACGAACCATATCGCAATGATATTCAAATTCTTCTATACTCTTATTTACTACTTCTTCACGATCACTCGCTAAAACTGTAAATTGACCTGGGTGAAAACTTAGACGAACATCATTAGCTCGTGCAGTTTCACCAATAGGTGCCATCCAGTGTTCTAGTTTGTTTTGAATATCACTGTCGTGCCAAAAATCTTTCCAGTCATCATGTGTATAAAAACTCAGCATATCACTAGTCAGCCGAACCATACGTAGTTCGGGTTGTAGTGTTGCTACTTTTTTAACTAGATTGTGGGTATGTAAAATGTTGCGTTTTGCAACTTCAATCACCTTTTCTTCTGCGATACTACGCTTTTGCCTAGCTGCCCAAGCGAGAGTAGTACCACCAGTATTCATTTCGGGTATGCTAACTACTTCGCCCTTAGTGTTTAGTTTACTAAATTTGCAAGCAAATCCAATGCGGTTGATAGATTGATTTGTCAAGATAAAAGTCTAAAGTGATAAATAATACATGTAGTGTAACATATTTACACAATAAAGTCAACTATTTACGGACAACAACATGAGATTTAATGAAATAACCGAGAGTTCTCCAGAAGACCGATTTAAAAAGTATATCAGACCAGTGGTAAAAACCACTCCAAAGATTGAAAAGGATAATAATCCTGCAGGAAGAACAACTGACCACGTGGAATGGAAAGTTACGACTCCAACTGGTGAGATTCACAGATATAATTCTAAAAAACAAGCACAAGAAAAGTTTGATTCTTTTGGCCAACAAGATGTGGCGGAAGGCATTGTAGGTGACATGTATCACGGAGCTAAACACGGAATTAAACTTATGACTAGTCCTAGTTACCGCGCATTAAACAAAGCAGCTAATGCTTCTCACGATTTAAGTTATAGTTTGAAAATGGCAGAACGTGACGATATGATAAGAAAATATGTTAAAAGATTTGGTGAATTACCGGGTTTCTATGCAAATGACCCAGCAATGATTAAAAAATTCCTAGGGAAAGGTTCCAATAATATTACTTCGGAGGGTGTGGAGAAAGGTGATAAAAAGCCCTATCCTAAGACTTGGCACGATGTTGATCCTAAACTTGGTAAGCAAGTTGATAAAATGAGTCAGGCAGAAAAAGTCAAAAAAGGTTTAGCACATCCCAATACACTGAAGAAAAGTAAAGAGCAAGGTGTGGCGGAAGGTGCAGCACTACCTCCTGAAGTAATTGAGTTGATAAAGAAAATTGCTCAAAGTTCAGCAACACCAGAACATAAAAAAGCCATGATTGATGCCTTGGTTGCAAAACACAGTAAACAAGGTGTGGCGGAGGGTGAAACTTGGTCAAAGCACAATAACAAACGTGCAGGTGGGATGAGTAAAAAGAGTGTAGCCAGTTATCGCCGCAGTCATCCTGGTAGCAAGATTCAAACAGCAGTAACAACTAAACCAAGCAAACTTAAAAAAGGCAGCAAAGCAGCAAAGCGTAGAGCTAGCTTTTGTGCAAGAATGCGTGGAATGAAGAAACATCGTACCGGTGCAAAAACTGCAAACGATCCAAATAGCAATATAAATAAAAGTCTACGTAGATGGCATTGCGAATCTATAGAAGAACTACAAGAATTAGTAATGCTTGCTGAACAATTTATTAGGAATAAGAAAAATGAACTTTAAAGAATTACACGAGGGCGCAGAGCCAAAGATGCCGGGTGCCCCAAAAGGTATCTCAATTATGACACCTCAGCAATTTGTTGCTAGTGCAGGTGACATGCCTGAAGAAGAAGGTGTGGCGGAAGGCCAGGTGACACCTGATCCTTATGATCGAGGTTACTACGATGGTCAAAGAATGGGATCAAACTCGTATCATAATCCTTATAGTAGAGCAGATGAACCCACTGAGTGGGATGAATATAAATCGGGGTTCAATATGGCCCAGATAGAATTACAAAACGATCTTGAAGACAACGGGTTTTCAGAAGGTGTGGCGGAGGGCCAAGAACACTTAGATAGAATTCGTAGTCTTTCTGGGTTAGGTGAAGCAACCAAACTACCAGCACAAACTCGTGATTTAGATAGTCAAGAGTTTCAAGACTACATGAAACGTATCGTAGGCACACCTGACTTAGATAAAGCCGGTAACGTTAAGGTAGATAAAAAGGGCAATGAAAAGTATACTACTGGCAAGACTGCCGGCGACAAATACAAAATGCCCTATATCCATCGTAGTAGTGTAGTCTCATACTTAAGTCCAGATGGTAAGTCATACGATGAAGATGCGGTTAAGAAAACATTATCAATTCGTCCTAAAGCATTATTAAAACAAAACGAAAAGATGAAGCATAGTAATGGAGAGTTTGAACAATTCTTTAACGTTGGATTCGCAGCATTGGTAGGTATTGCATTAGATGAACAAACAAATAATCTAATTGTTGTTAATACTTGCCCCGGTGCTGGTTCATGTAAAGTTGACTGTTTCGCTATGAAGGGCGGTAAGATCCAATTTAAGGCAGCTTGGCAAAGTGACGGAAGAATACTAACATATCTATTGAATGATCCAGATGGTTTCTTTAATCAACTAAGCAATGAAATCTCTGTTGAATCACAAGCAGCAGCAAAGGGTGATAAGAAATTCCCTAATGGTTGGCAAGTAACAGTTCGCTGGCATGATGCCGGTGACTTCTTCAGTCCAGAATACTTAGATATGGCATTGAAGATGGCTGCTAAACATCCTGATGTTAGATTCTATGCTTACACTAAGATGGCAGGAGCAGCATTAGCTCAGAAGCCAGATAACTTTATTATCAATTGGAGTGAAGGTGCTAACACTGCACAAGAAAAACAAGTTAAAGCAAAAGATCCAAACTTAGATACAACTAAAAATAGCCGCATCGTTCCAGAAAAACTATTCTATGATTTACTAGCTAAAGATGAGAAAGGTAACTTGAAAAAGACTGATGACGGAGCATGGCAACCTGCTAGTCCTGAGGCTCTTGCTGAAATGAAACAACGTATTGCAAAAGAATACGGTATTAGTGTTTCAAGCATATTAAGTTATACTGAATATATGGCCAAACGAAATTCAATTCCTTCTGGCATGAAGTATAATGTTATTGTTGCCCCGGGCGAAGGCGATGTTAGTGCCAATGATCCTGGTGTACTAAGTACATTATTGTTAAGACACTAGACCTTAAGAAGTTCGTCTAAAGAGTATAACTCTTTCATATAGGGTGACACATTATCTAATACAGATACTGCTAAGTCACCCTTTCTTCTTGGACCTATCTTTGTAAGCAAATTAATATTAGGTATGTTATTTACTTCTTTGAACTTATTAACTATCTCAGCAACAGTATAACCTACCCCATGCCCTAAGCATTCTATTTGATTACTTGGCTTCTCAATAGCAGTACGCAATGCGTCACATATCTCATTTACA